ATAAGAAGGTTCACTGAAAGATGGAGAAAAAAATATGGAAAGACAGTAAGACACTGGTTAGTGACAGAGCTAGGAACCAATAAAACAGAACGATTGCACCTACATGGTATAATATGGTGCAAAAACAAAGAAGATATAGAAGAAAGATGGCAATACGGCGGAGTATATCTAGGAGAATATGTGAGTAATAAGACAATAAATTATATAGTTAAATATTTAAATAAAAGTGATAAAATTCATAAAGAATATATACCAAAAATGTTTGTAAGTCAAGGAATAGGGAAAAAATATCTAGAAAGACAAGATAAAGACAATAACACTTATAAAGAAAACGGAGAAACAGACGAAGCTTATAGAACTCGAGAAGGATTAAAATTAGCATTACCTATATACTATAGGAATAATATATATAACGAAGAAGAAAGAGAAAAATTGTGGATTGAGAAACTAGATAAAAATGAGAGATGGGTAATGGGCCAGAAGATAGATATAAGTGAAACGGATGAAGAATACTACAAAGCAATGTATAGCGCAAGAATAAAAAATCAAAGATTAGGATATGGAAACGATGAAAGTAATTGGGAACAAAAAGAATATGAAAACAAAAGAAGAAATCTTAAGAGAATGGAGAGAATTAAGAAGTTAAACGGATAGCCAACGCGAAGAGATGCCTATGCAACGCATGAAATAAAAAGATGTTTATGGGAAAAACTAAACAAATAAAAGAAACACTAGAAAAATTCGAAAAAAGAATGGAAAAAATAATCCATGAAATATTAGAAGAAGAGAAAAAGAAAAATGAAAAATATGGTGATCAATTAAAATTAAATATATAGATTAGCAAAGAATTATGTAAAATAAGGAGTAAAGGGTTGAAAATCAGTAAGTTAGAAATTGTCCGATAATATATATTAAGTAAATTGGACAAAAAGTCAGTGATAGTCTGACATACAGACACCTCCCCTACTCCATCAAATAGGCTCAAGATGGAAAAAAAACTACACGAACAAATCAAAAATCTAAAGATTGAAAACGAAAAGTTAAGGAGTATAATATATGCTCTAAAACGAGAAAAAGTATTAATGCAAACAAGATGAAAATAATAATAAAAATAGCAAAAAAAATACTTGCAATTATAAAAATAATTAAGAGTATAAATAAATATATAGACTTCAAAAAAATATGGGATGACTTCAACGAAAAACATGAGGTGGAAAACTATAAGCGAATGGATAGACCAAGAAACCGGAGAAGTCTTAAAAAAAAATAGCGTTCAAAGTGGACGTTATGAGTTAATCAAAACAAGTAAATATATACAAACAGATGGAAACATTAGAGAAAAAATCTACATCAATGAGTGTAAAAGAAGCAACCAAAAAAGACTCTGGGAATGAGCAAATGGTAGAAAGGTGGCAAATTAAAGATACACCATTTACAGTAATAACAATAGAAGGAAAAGAACACTTCGGAGTAATGGGAGAATATAGAGTAACGGAAGGAATGAAAAGTAGAGGGGAAGTAGAAGATGAATTAAGGTGTATAACATGGAATAGAATGATACAAGTGATGATGATATTAGAAGAAATAAAGTCAAAAGATAAAGACTTCAATAAAAAAATAAAAGCAAAACTAAACAATAAAAATAAATAAGAATGAAAACAACAATAGGAGGAGACCGACTAGGATCGGGATCAAAACAAGAAGTAAGCCTGAGAAATTACGGAAGAAGTACACATGACTTATCTTATATATGGAGAAGTAGCATGAGTAGCGGAACATTAGTGCCATTCATGAATGAGTTAGCACTGCCAGGAGATAGCTTCGATATTGACTTAAACTGTGATGTAAAAACATTACCAACAGTAGGACCACTATTCGGAAGCTTTAAAGTTCAGTTAGATGTATTCGAAGTACCAATAAGACTATTTCAAGGAAAATTACACATGAACATGCTTAATATAGGTATGGACATGAGTGAAATAAAACTACCACAATTCGAAATGGTAGCAAACTATGATAAAGATAATACAAAAGCAGATGCACAAGTAAATCCGAGTTCAATATATAGCTACTTAAATGTAAACGGATTAGGAAGAAGTGCAACACAAGAAAAAAACATAAAAAGACAATTCAACGCAATACCACTACTAGGATATTGGTCGATAGTGAAACAATACTATGCAAATTTACAAGAAACAGATGCATATGTAATACACGATAAAAACAGACTAAATGATTTTAGAATAATAAGCGCAATATTAGAAGATACAAATGGATATGTAGGAGGAAATCAGGGGGGAAATTATTGGTTAGGAACACCAGCAACATTTACACCAGCAAGCACAACGGGCTTAACAAGTACAATAGTAGTAGAATGGGATAATTCAAATGTACCAGTAAGCGGAGAAGTAGACGCACAAAATTTAAAAGTAGAAATTGATCCATGGGGTAGTGCGCCATTATATGAAACAACATTAGGACAAATATGGCAAGATGTAGTGATAACACAAACAACAACACAAGCAGCGAATGACCAATATCAAATAAACTGTGGGAATATGAATGGAATTGGGAACCCTAACCCAATGGAAATGGAAATAACAGAAAATGTAGTGCAAAATATAATTCCATCAGGGGGGGGAGGACCTGAGTTAACACCATTTAAGTTAACGAATATAGACACAATGCGGGAAACAATACTACAACAAGTAGCATCACCGAACGCAGTAGTAATAGATTACAATACGATAGCACCATACGGACTAGGATTGGACACAGTAGAAGGGGTAGGAGTAGATAATGATTACACAAACGCATATTGTAGAAGTAATCAAGAAGGGTTAGCAATAAAAACATACCAAAGTGACCTAAATAATAACTTCATAGATAGTGATTGGATAAGTAACAATCAAGGAACCGGAGTAGCAGACGTGTCAGCGGTATTAGTAGACACAAATGTAGAGGGAAACGATGTAGTAAAAATGGACGCATTAAACCTATCACAAAAGGTATATAATATGCTTAATAGAATAGCAGTAAGTGGAGGAAGTTACGATGATTGGCTAGATGCAGTATATACGCACGATAGAGCAAAAAGTGTAGAAAGCCCAGTATATCATGGTAGCTTAATAAAAAACTTAGCGTTCGAGGAAGTAATAAGTACAGCAAATACAAAAGTAGGAGATACAGAACAACCGTTAGGAGAACTAGGAGGAAGAGGAAGATTGACGGGGAAAAATAAAGGTGGAAAGATTAAAATAAAAATCCATGAGCCGAGTGTAATATTAGGAATAGTGAGCTTAACACCACAACAACTAGATTATAGTCAAGGGAACAAATGGAATATGAATCTGAAAACAATGAATGACTTTCATAAGCCTGAACTATCAAGCATAGGATTCGAAGATAAAATTACGGATACAATGGCATGGTTTGATACAAAAATAGATGCGGGAAGTAATCCACCAATGGAAATAGAGACATTTAGTATGGGAAAACAACCAGCATGGATAAATTATATGAGTAATGTAAACGAGACACATGGAAACTTTGCAATGGAAAGTGAAATGTTCATGACACTAAACAGAAGATATGAACAAGGATCAAACGGAATAGAGGACTTGACAACTTATATAGATCCAAATAAAATGAATCACATATTCGCAGAACCTAGCTTATCAGCGATGAACTATTGGGTACAGATATCAGTAGGAAACAAAGCAAGAAGAAAAATGAGCGCAAAATTAATTCCAAACTTATAAAAATAGAAATAATGGCATACAAAAAAGTAACCTATGGTAAAAGTAAACTAAAACGTATTCAGACATACGAAGGTGAATCCATAGAACAAAAATTAGAGAGAATATTGAGTAATAAAGAGCCTATCACAGATGGAGCACCTGAAATATATACGGAGCGAAAAGATGGAGCACAGGCACAATTCAATATTAGAACAGACCGATGGGAAGTAGCAGCAGAGGCAATGGATTTAGTGCAAAAGAATGTAGAAGCTAAGAGAGATGCTAAAGCAGAGAAAATCAAATCGGAAAAAGAGGCTAAGGTGGTAAAACTAAAGCCAAAAATGGACAGCGGAGCTGAGTCGACAAACGGCACGAGTGATGCTTAAATAAAAGAGTAGAGGGGGTAACTGAAAATACAAGATGAGCCTTAGTATGAGTAAGAAGCCCCCCTTATTAAAGATAGATGGTACGCATTTGTACATTATTATCAAGTATATATAACGCTTTGAAAAAGCGCGAAAAAAAAAGAAATATGAAAATAGTAGATGAATACAATACAATAGACAACAAACAGATTAAGAAAACAATAAAAGAAAGTGCAGAACTGATAAGAGACATAGTGCACATGCAACATGATCTAGTAGATGATTATGCAAGATATAGAATACTAAAAGCACTAGATAAAATAGAAACATTTAACAAAGAAATAAAATAAGATGGGAAAATTAGACGACTTCTTAGGAAGTAATGTAGGAGGAGTAGTACAAGGAGCAGCAGCTCAAGGAATAAGTATGATAGGACAAAATCAAAGGTCAAAAAAAGCACATGAGAGAAACCTAGAATACATGGATATACAGAATCAGAATCAACAAGGATTAAATACACAACAATATGGTTATCAAAGAGCATTAAATCAAATGGGACATGACTTACAATACGATATGTGGAATAAAACAAACTATGAATCACAAGTAGAACACATGAAAAAAGCGGGATTAAACCCAGCATTAATGTATGGAACACCGGGGCAAGGAGGAAGTACAGGAAGTCAAGGAGGCGGAAGCGCACAAGGAGGAAGTGCAAGTGGAGCTAGTGCGCCAAGTATACAACCAATGGATATGCAAAATCTAATGATAGGAGCACAGATAGCAAATCTAAATGCAAATACTAAAAAAACAGAAGCAGAAGCAGAAAATGAAGCAGGAGGAGTAAGAGATAACTTAACACAAGAAACAAAAAAGAAATTAGCAGAAACAACAAAATTAAAAACAGAAAATGATATACTAGAATTTGAAGAAAAAATAAAAAAAGCAGAAGCAGACAGAACAGAAAAAGGAATGATTAAAGGAGACCACTTAGGAAACTTGCTAGAAGCAGTAGGATTAGACCCAGTAAATAATGAAGGAGATAGAATGCTATTAAATACAATGCTAACAACATGGTATGGAAGTAAAGTAGCGGGAGAATTAATGGGAAGTATACCAGGACTAAAAGAATTAAGAGGATTATTAAAAGGAAAAAGTCAAGTAGGATACTAATGTGCTTATATCCAAAATTAATAAAAAATAGAAAATACGTAGTAAATAAGAAGAATGGGGGAGACGTCCCCCAAGCTACGGATGAAAGAGTGAAATGGGTGAGTGCAGGATGTAATAAGTGTATAGAGTGTAGAAAAAGAAAGCAACGAGAATGGCAAGTAAGACTAAGCGAAGAAATAAGAAGTAATAAAATGAATGCATACTTCGTGACAATGACATATAGTGAGGAAAAAATGCAGGAACTAGATGATCTAGTAGATAAAGAAATAAAAGGATATAATAGAGATAACGAAATAGCAAGAATAAGTGTAAGAAGGTTCACTGAAAGATGGAGAAAAAAATATGGAAAGACAGTAAGACACTGGTTAGTGACAGAGCTAGGAACCAATAAAACAGAACGATTGCAC